GGTGGCAGCAATCGGGGTTGGTACACTTGATGACCATAGCTCCGTTCCAGGAGACGGTGGGTTCATCCCCGCAAAACGGACACGGCAACAGCTTTCCCGGTAACTCTGGTTTTTTGTTTCTCATGGTAAACGTACCTCCATTTCCGGGAGCTGTTTGTCTTTTTTACGCAACTGGCCGGTGGTGATGATTGCAGCGGCACGAATACAGTTAAAATCATGACTTTTCCGGTCTTCGTCGGTGAGCTGTTTCAGATCAACCCGGCCTGATACCACTATCGACCGCCGCGAAAAACTCACAGACGACCGGAGTTTCTGTAGGCTCAATTTCACCTTTTCCGGCTCAGACAGGACGTAAAACGATTCCCTTTCTATGTCACATCCGATGATGATGTTGTATGCTATTTCGACCCTCCGCCGCCACATCGTTGTCACCGTATTGAACCGGTGCGACCGGACACCTGTGCCAAGCAACGCGCTCACGTCGGCATAACTGAACCTGGCCCCCGTCGTCATCTGTTCAAGAGGGAAATGCTCCGTCAGTTTATTTACGTCCGCCTGTGTCGGTATCCCCCCAAAAAATAGATTTGTTTTCATGTGATTAGCCTCTCTCGGTTAATTGTTTCTGGGAAAATCCAGGCCCAGCCTCGCCTCGCCGTGCCATGCCTCGCCATGTTCCTCGCCTCGCCAGGCCCCGCCTCGCCAAGCCCCGCCGTGTTCCTCGCCATGCCAAGCCATGCCAAGCCCAGCCGCGCCCAGCCATGCCGTGCCCCGCCCTGTTCCCTGCCTCGCCATGCCTCGCCGTGCCCTGCCGAGCCGAGCCGAGTCCTGCCTTGTTCCTCGCTACCTACATCCGTTCGACCGTAGGAGCAAATTTCCCGAACGTCCCGCTCGACGGACTCGACGGACGCCAATCACCGATTCCGCATAGCGAACCCGATTGGCGGAGTATCAGTTCGAGTATTTCCTTCGTGATGCCAAAAATTTCTTCATCTAACACCGAGAGGGAGCCCACGGCCACCCACTTACGAAACATCGGCCTGACCCGGATATGTTTCGACTGACCGATTTTCGCTCGCTTGACAAGCAATTCAAAGCCGTTTTCCTCGGCGACCCGGATGTGTTCGGCAAAGTCCGGCTCCCCAATAAGTGGCTTAATTTTGTCGATGCCGACGATCTTCCCGTCAACAAACAGGTCAAACTGTTGTCGGTCAAGTATGATGCCGCTCTGCGTCTGCTTCTTGTACGTTTCCTTCCCGCTACCGACCTTCACCTTCGTACCGCCCTCACGAAGCATCGTCATAATATTGTCGGAATTGATGCCAATGTGTTGATTGTCATGGTACAGGTATCCGATCCATATCCATGCGGGGGTGCGATCGTCGCCAGCTTTGCTCGACATCTTGTTCTCCGGGTCTTTTTGCCACGCCTTGATTTTTTCTGTAAACGTCAAATTGTCGTTGTGCATCAATAACGGTGTCAAGCCCTCCATCGTGATTTTATACTGTTGCATTTTACCCATCCTTTAAATGAATTATAGGTTCAACTTCGTAATGTCCTTTGAAAAATCCTCGCCCTGCCATGCCATGCCCTGCCCTGCCGTGCCTTGTTCCATGCCATGCCCTGCCGAGCCGAGCCGCGCCACGCCTGGCCCAACCATGTTCCCTGCCATGCCCTGCCCCGCCGTGCCTCGCCAAGCCAGCCAAGCCTTGTTCCTTGCCGTGCCTCGCCGAGCCGAGCCCTGCCTTGCCGTGCCTTGTTCCTTGCCTACAATCCCCGGCTTCCCTTTCAGGTACGCGCCGGGGGGCGTTCTGATGGAAAATCATTTTGCCGGTGTATGTTCGATATATGCCGGGCAGAAATCACCTGGGTGCGGTTCACGGCCCTTGCAGGTGTCGCAAACTCCGAGCGTGACATAACCACCATTAGGGCACTCAAACCGGGAGGTGTCTTCCGTCTTTTCCTTTACGGCCTTGACCTTATCTTTAAGATTGGCCCCTTGCGGGGTTGCATCTTCTACCTTCCGCGGCACAAGCTCAAACCAGTCAGCAGCCGTGCTCATGCCGTCTTTCAGGCTGTTGTAGATTTTTCGCAGTGAGATGAGCTGTGCCGGTGTTATTGTATCAAGCCTCCGCTGAATACGCTTCTCGATTTGCTCTTTGGTGATACTGTACGCTCCGAAAACATCAACGAGCTTCTTGAGGGCCTCTGGCGACGTATCAGCCTTTGCTTTCTGCGTTATTTCACATTGCGCCACGGCTGATTCAATCACATCACCAGGTATGATGCCGAGGATACAGGCCCTGAGCCTTCTGGCGGCATTATTGGCCACCATTTCGTAAATATCGCGGGGGTCTTCGAGCCGGTAATTCCCCTTTTTCGTATGGCGTTCATGCTTTACCTGAAAGACCTTGACCTGCCGGGTATTGGTTTCAACATCCCAGCAGAATGCCTCTACCGTACTTTCCCCATTGCGCTGTTCAAGTTCTTTTACGCCGTACTGAATATTTCCCCATCCCTGCGCGAGAGCCTCGGCAAGACGGATTGACGGGCCTGTTATTTCCGTTCCACCCCGTGCGTAGGTATAGAGGGCTTGTTCTGCGAGACCAGGACGCTGACAGGCCATCAATATCCTGTCCAGAGCCTCTATCTGATTGCGAGGGAAACGCTTTGCTAACACGACCGTGCTCTGTACCTCGGCCATTACCCTTTGTTGTTCAACATCGACCATTGCCTGATTCTGATGCGGCTTTGTGGCAATCGGCGATTCGTTATAGATTGCAGGTGCTTCCATTGTAACCTCCTATTATTTGAGAATGAACCGCCTCGACGGTTCGGAATATTTTACATATTGACGGTAAATGTCCGGCATTTCTGCCTCAAGAGTTTTTGCGTCGAACATCGTCCGTCCCTTTGAAAGCCTGTATGTGATGAGTTGTTTCCCGTCTGGTGCGGCGATTATGTTCCCTGCCTCGCCTAACGTGATGATCAGCTTCGCTTTCAGTGATTCCTCTTCGTCTTGCAGACGTTTTATAGTGTCACGATGTTCTGCTAACTCGGAGATTATTTCAAACTCTTTATTGGTGGCGACAATAATGCCCTCTGTTGCGCTTGTGCCGAAACGCTGGACGGCATCGGCGTATGTGACCGGTTCTGGTGGATTGCCATTTTCTACCCTCGCCCAAAATTCCCCTTCTACTTCGATGATAAGCCCGATCAGCTCCATATCAGCGGGAACCTCATAAATCTCTGGCGATGCCCCACCAATCGACACCGGAACATCGAACACAGGCAGGCCAGTCACACCCATGTAATGCTGTACCTGGAGCATGTAATAATCCGGGATTTGGTTTGTGCCTGGCTCTCCCCACCCCCGCGAATTTCTCGACGTTTTGATTTCCAGACCCCTGTTATCATCCGTGAATCCGTCAAGCGAAGCGAGCATGTACCTGTGCTTCGTGTGATATAGAATCTTTTCCGGTAATCGCACCACCCGGCCTGTCGTGTCGCTGTACCACTGCCTTATCGCTGGTTCCATGCGTTTGCCCCAGTCTGTCACATTGTTTCCGTGCCAACTCTCGACCTCCTTTCTCTTTTCTCGGTAAACCTGATACGCTGTTTTGTATGGGGACAACCCCATAATTGCGGCTACGTCTGACCCGCCTATGCCCTTCCTGCGTTCCTCTAACCATTGTGGGCCATCCATCATTTCTTTTCTTCTCCTTTCTTCGCAAAGATGCGGATTGCGTCAATGTTATCGCAGATTGCCTGCGCCTTTTTAGAACCGAAGGAGATAGACTCCTCCTGCTCGTCACCATTTTTGTCCTTCCATTTCCTGCCCGTGTAGATTTTGATCAGGTCATGGCTTTTGTACGTCTCGTATTCAGGTGCTCTTGTTGTCATTTGATTTCTCCTTTATGCTGTGCTGTTAGCGGAACCGTTTATCAACCCACATGACAACAAGCCCGATGCCATGAACAATCAGGACGCCCCCGCAGATAACCGCGACCAGCAGACCGACTACCAACATATTCTCCGCAAATCCCATTTTTTCACCCCCTTTCTTCTTTAAATTGCCACCGCAAGGCCACCACCTCAAAACATTGGCAACGGGTTTTTGCCGTTCCCCGTGTCTGGTCTGTATGCGTGGCGGGATGCTCGGCATCCTCATCATTCCCGGAGGAACCACGCTCGAAGCCCCAGGCGTGTTGTGGTGTTATTCTGTTTCGGCTACAGGATATTAAATTTTTTAATTCTTGTCAAGTAATTTTTTTTAAAAAAATAGAAATAAATTATATCCTATCGAAAATGCTTATGTTTTTATTGATAAATAATTCCCTTGACAATTCGTTTTTTTTACGCAAAAATATAGCCAATTATTTTTGAAAGGAGAGCCAATGAAGCTGAACAAGAAAAAAATCGAAGCGGAGTTGAAGCGGTTAGGCTGGTCTTACTCTGATTACGCACGGAAGCTCGGCGTATCCCGTCAGTTGTTGAACTATTACATCAATGGCGAGGGCGGGGGGGCAAAAGCGTTATCAGTTATCGAGAGAATGGCGAAGCCGTTACTCATTGACCCAAAAGATTTGATAGTTTAGGCGGTGAATAATAATGGCAAAGCCTCAAAAGGAAGATGGCTATACACCAATAGCCAATGACCTCATGGAAGCTCTGTATAAATCTAACCTCTCCGGGCATGAATTTCGGATTGCCCTTTTGGTTCTCAGGAAAACATATGGCTTCCATAAAAAAGAGGATATTATCTCATTATCTCAAATGATAGCCGGGACTTGCCTGTCAAAAACAAGATGCTCTCAGATTGTAAACAACCTACAGTTACGGAAAATTGTAACAGTTACGGAAAACTGTAACGGTATCCATAAAAAGTATATGTTTAACAAGGACTTCGACACATGGCAGACCGTTACGGAAAACTGTAACCGTTACAGAAAAATGAAATCTACCGTTACACTTTCCCGAAACGAACCGTTACGGAAAACTGTAACAACAAAAGATACTATTACAAAAGATACTATTACAAAAGGCACGGCACATGAAATTGTACTTCCCGATGCCGTAAAAAAAGAAATTTGGGTTGCCTATCTTGAGATGCGAAAAACCATCAAAAAACCAGCGACCCCATACGCACAAAAATTGATCATAAAAAAACTGGCAAAACTCGGAGGCGATCCAAATCGACTCCTGGAGCAGAGCATTGAAAATTCATGGCAGGATATCTACTCACTAAAAACAGAGGGGGGTAATGGCAATGGGAGAAAGACATATAGTACCAATCAACGAGATACCGGCCTTGCAGCAGTACAGGCAAGGGCAGACGAAGAAGTTGCCGCAATCGTCGCGGAATACGAACGGAATAAAGCTATTAAAAAAACAACCAGTCATCCCTCCACAGGAGACACCAGACCAGATTATGAGTAGAATATTCAGCGATGGGGAATGTGAATCCATAGCGAAACTCATTCTGGCATATCAGCGCATGGGAGACAGTAAAAATTGGGATACCTACAGGACTAAGATACCATCTGATTTACTGGACAAATGGGGAGAAGTAATGATCGAATGCCGACGCAACGGCTTCGTAGGCCCCTACACAGTAGCAGACAAAATCTTATGGCATCAGGAGGTAATCAGCACAGACAACACTACTGCCGACCTATGCTATATGTGTGAGAGGCCGTGTCAGTACCGGGATGATATTGACACCGGGCGGACGAAATACTTCAAAAATCAAAACCACCACAATCAAGACTGGCAAGAAACAAAACGATGCTGGGAAAATGAAATAACATGCCGAAATCCTCACGACGTTGCCCGTGATTGAAAAAACAGGGGGCGAAGGGTAAAGTTTGGCGTGTTCTGACGCCGGAATCAATAGAGGGGCAAATAAACGCGAAAAACAGGGTAGTCCATTGAAAGGGGGAAATGAAAAATGACATACGGGAAAATGAGACCGCGACCACGGACGCAACCGATACCGGGAACCATGAACAAACTCGAACAGGACTATGCCGCATACCTGCACACACTGCTACTCACAGGGGAGATCGTCTCATATCAGTATGAGGCGGTGAAATTCAGGCTTGCAAACAGGACGTTTTACACGCCGGATTTTATGGTGGTGGTTGACGACCGAATAGAGTTCCATGAGACAAAGGGGTTTATGGAAGAGGATGCAAATATAAAGCTGAAAGTTGTGGCTGAAAGGTTCCCGATGTTCCAATTTGTACTCGTCAGAAGGGAGAAAAAAGTATGGATATTAAAGGAGATTTGAAAGGAGGGATAAACGATGAAGATCAAACAGATTATGGCAGCACCGGAGCAAATCACAGTTTGCTTCCACGACGTAGAATCAGATGGTGCTATTCTGCGCGTAGATTGTCCTGTCATCGCGTTGGAAAAAGGTGATCCAGATGATGAAGAATCTCAAGACTATATTATCCCATTGATATTCATGCCTCTGGAAGGAATATATCGAAAACCAGAAGAGAACCCGTTCTTTTTAGGCTATGAAATAAACGGGAAAAAACAAGACTGGTCTGAAGAAATTAAAGAACTTACTCAATGTGAGGAAAATTAAAGTTGATTTATTTTTTACCATGAAGGGAGGTGACCATCATACCCAGGAACGACAAGACAGGCCCGCCAAAGAATGCGGGAGGGCCGAAGGATGGACGCGGAGGCGGTAAGGGGAACAAGGGCGGCAAGGGCGCCGGGAAACAGACCGGCGGGAGACGTAATGCGTGATAAAAAAAGCCGGAGGTTCATCGCCTCCGGCCCCTTAATTACCGAGAATTTACAAACTTTATCAGAACTTCTACGATCAACCCCTGCATACTTTTCCCTTCTTCTGCCGCCAGTATCTTCAAAGCCCGGTGCAGCCATACTGGCATTTTCAGCAAATATTTTGTCATTGTATCACCTCCAGTCCAGGTCAATCTTTGCTATCCATCGCTTCCATCGCTTCCATCAGAGCCTTAATCGCGTTCCTGATATCAGCCGCTTTCCCAACCAACGCAAGGATTATAATCCCCTCAATCGGCTTGGCATGGACATAAGCGGCCTGTAATTTTTGAAGCAAATAGCTGGCTTCATAGAATGCCTCTTTGATGTTTTCCATTTTCCTCTCCATTTCTCCCCGCCTATTGCCGGGCGGGGGCGGCATTAGAACTAAATACATCAAATGTTTTCCCGCTTGATTCTTGCGGATACAATAGCAAATGTATCCCGCCGGAAATAAGCACTCATTCTTAGGCCGTGTTTTACCGGGCGGCGTCGGAATAGTTCCCAGACCGGGATGTCTGTCTCGGAGTCTGTGTCAATAACCGCCTGCCTTACCCCGTAGTTTGCCATTCGATCGCCAAAAAAACGCATGGTTTTTTGATCGAAAAAATGGCTGTCCTGCCATGCCTGACAAAAAAGAGATTTCAATTCGCTTGAGTTCATTTTTTTCCCCTTCCCCCCCGTCTTGCCGATAGGTCAGCGAAAAACCCTAAATGTGTTCCCCGTTTTGCAACCGTGCCCAGACATCCGATGCTAACATCGGGATAAAGAACAAATCACGTTCGATACCTAAACCGGATCGCCCCTGGTAATACTGTAGTTCAGACAATGAAAAAGAACCCGCCTCAACTTCGTATAGCCTGACAATTCCCCAGCAATAATCGGGGTCTTCGGGGTCTTGATTCATCAGATACCACGTACCCCTGCCCGTCGGATTGAAAAACTTTGCCACAACCTTTTGGTTAAAATCCGCGCCTAAATGGTATTGTTTCTGTGCCGCCTGTTCAATCGCTTTCGTCATCAGCTTCATTTTTTCCCCCCATTTCCCCCCGTCGTGCCGATAGGACAGCGTTATGTTTCTCCAGTCAATTATTTTTTTGAATGCTTTCCATGATTTCCACAACTTTTTTCGTCGCTGTTTCCGTTTCTTGCCAGTATTCATCATCATAATTTGCGGCAGGGAAATAATAATGCCGAGCACCATTTAAACCCTTCAAGGTCTTTTTCAACTCCCGGACATGACCGTAAGGTGAACAGTTTTTTGCACCGGCGGCAACTTCAACCAGCGCAAAAAAGACTCTGCGTAAAAAACCGGGATGTGCAACCGCAAACGCAACAAGATCACGTGAGAATTCGTTTTGAAGGTCTATCCGCCAGGAAATTTCCATCGTCCTGCCATCAGGGATATTATCTACATTTATCCCTACGATAAGATTAACATCATATTCGTCCTGAAGACGCTCGATCAAAGCGGTTATCGCCGCACCGCGTGTCCTGATTATTTTCTCGCTAACACGGAACCCGGCAGAAGCATTAACAACAATGGTAACGCTATCTTTGATGATATGCCGGGGAATTATACTGCCCATGCATTCGGGAGTCCCTTCCAGATATGCGCCCATGTCAATGAAATCTCCAGTAACATCATAGTCTATCGAATATCCGTCTAATGCCAGCTTGCTATCCGTCTGTATTTTTTCGGTTATTGCGTGTATCTCGCAAGTCCCTTCCCTCCAGCCGTGACGCAAGGCGGAGAGAGTACCTTCAAAACTGAAGGGGCAGAATTGTCGATCGTCGTAGCTCCGGCTGTGGTTCTCCGCCGGGATCGTGTCCAGGATATCCGCAATCTCAAAAACCGAGCGATATTCATTGAAAATATCACTGCCTGTTTGTTGTTGCTTTTTTCTTTTTTTGATTGCCATCGTCTCACCTATTCCTTCCGGCAACGCTTTCAATCCTTGATTGCGTGTCTATATTCAACCCCTTCCAAATGGTCATATCCATAACCTTACTAACCGGCAATCCAGCCGCAAGTAATTTCTCGCCTGAAAATGTTGCACGGGGGCTGATAATGTGTTTGATATCGGTTAGTTCGTCAACGGCGTGTCTATACCGTTGCACGGTATCGCACCAGGCCTGGTTTTCGCATAGTGCGCGTTCTAAAGCCTCATCGTATGGCATATCAACGATCGAAAACCGATCCTTTGTCGCACCGTCCATAGGGTTGCGCCCTATGTAAGACCTGTTTGCACCGTTGCCGTAGGTGTTAGCACCGGCGGCAACCCTGAAATCATTATGCTTGTGAACGAGAACATTATCGGGGAAAAGGCACACACCATTTGAGGTGGCGGCATTTAATGCCGACAAAACATTAGCGTTCCCTGCGTCTATTTCATCGAGCAGAAACAACCCGCCATTTTCGTAGGCATCACGAAAAGGACTATTGATGTAGATACCGGACGCGCTCATGTAACCCATAAGCGATGAAATGGATGTCTGCGCTGTCACGCTTTGAGGGATAAAACGTAGGCCCAGAGCGTCTGCAACCGATTTGACCAGGTGTGTTTTTCCTGATCCCGCCGGGCCTACAAGCATAATCGGAATATCTGCGGAGATAGATGCTAAAACATCGCTGAAAATATAGTGCTGAAAACCAACCGCCTTGGTTGAACCGTCGTGCCGCTTGACTTCGATGGTTTTCACGGCGTTTTTCTGTGCGGCCTCAATCATCGCCGCAACCATTTCGGTTGTGATGCTTTCAGACGCCTCAAACGCTTCGGCGATAATGTCCCGGACACGGTTCTCATCGAGCCCGGCTGTTATTTTCCCCTGAAGGGCCTCCGCTAACATAGTCGCCAAGTCAACGGGCGGCGTGTCCGGAACAGCCGCCGGGGACTGAAAACCGGGCAGAGGTTCAGAGGGGTTGAGGATCGCGTGTATCAACTCGCCCTTTTTCAAGAAAACAATGGCAGTTTTTTTGATAGGCGTGTTTTTCCTTGCATAATCGCGCAATTCCTCAACACTCATCCCGGTTAATTCATCAAGGTTTATCATTTTTCCCCCCCCTTCCCCGGATTAGCCGCCGGGGCGGCATGATAAAATTAAATTTCGATGTCCAGCCCGATCAGTTTAGCGTCGCCGACACTGATGATAATTCCCTCCGCGTGGTCATAACGGGCACTGAAATCGCTATCAATAGGATAAATATAGCTACAAGCCAGCCTGGTTGCGTTCTCGCCACTGCTGGTGTGCAGTACCATCACATCGCCATCGTTGTTTAACCTGCCAAAGAATTCTCCAAACTCATCTCTGTAACTCATAATATCCCCCTTCCCCCCCGCCTTTAGCCGGGCGGGGGCGGCGTAAATATTAGATAACCTGTGCGCTGTTAAAAGCCTCCGTCACGGCGTCGCCATCGTAAAGGTAATCCGTTGCCCATTGCTCGGCGTCAATCTCATCCCAGCAGACGCCAGTCTCACCGTCGTCAGTGTTAGGCCGCACCAGTATAATCGTGTACTCATTAGCGAAACCCCTATCATTATCACGCATTAACCGATAGCCCTGCGCTACTAAGCCATTAAGCCAGTCAACCAGACTGTCCCTGCGGTTGCGCTCGTGAGTATCGTTGTTAGCAGACTCGCCTTGCTCAACCATATCGCTTATACCCATCTCATCCCAGATTTCATCCGGAATATCGTCTTCACTGATTTCAGGGGTCAGTATGTCCCGGCCCTGATACCGGATAGACTGTGCGATCATCTCATCCCCGATATAGAGGATATTACCCTCCCAGCATTCATTTCCTTCACCGATTTCCTCAATGTTTCCCCGGTTTATGCGCCAGTCGAACGAACAGCCGCAATCCTCTTCATGTTCTATCTTATAATTCCCCGCCTCCAATGCTTCGATGATTTCTGTCCTTTTCATAATTTCCCCATTTCCCCCCGTCTGTCCGGAGCGTAAAAAAAAGACCGCCTCTACCCTGATATAATAAATATCAGGAGTAAAAGCGGCCTGTGATTTGCCAGGTTTCCCCGGCGGTTCTGTGGCCTCTAAATTGTTTCTATCGCAAAAAAACCATAATTATCCATAATCTGATTTGCCTTATACAAGGCAGACAGGCCCCCCTTGCGGAGGCGATCCTCTGCCTGGCGCCTAAACTTTTTTGCATGGGCGAGGCATTCTTTTACTATCCAATCAGGATGTTCGCCCTGTGTCCGGTACGCCATTCCATCTTCTACCCAAAAAACCGTCTGTTCGTCGTCCATTATATATTTTCTGGTTTCAGCGTCCCCGCAGTTCCCTATGAGGAAAAGATTAGGAGCCCTTTCCGTGTAAGTCACTTCCACGGAAATACCCACAATTTCCCGGTCATGATGCTTCATCGCTTCAATTTTAAACTTTTTAATGGTGTAAACTTTCCGCTTTTCGGGGGACAGCGAACCTAAGGAGTTTACACAGGTTGACACCTGCGCCCTGCATTCTGCCAGCTCGGCAGGTGTTTCCGGGTAGAGCCGTTGCGGCCTACCCATGCCGACGTGAACATCGAAAAAGACTGAACCCGCCGGTTCTGCCTTGTCCTCGAATCTTTCAAAACCGTAATCCCAATTATATTTTTTCATGGCTTCCCTTTCCTGTGCCTGCCTGCCTTTCCCGCCCAGGGAACGATCAGGACTTGCGGCTGCGGCGTTTTTGATTTCAGTTTAGAGGATTATTATATATATATCAAGCATTATTTTTATATACCATATCCGGTATGGCGCGGCCCCAAGAACTACAACATATAGGGGCCTGGTTTCAGGATTTACACCGGAATCGCTAAAACCCTAATGATTTCACACAACCCGCCATTGCTAAAAAAATGTGTTGAAAAATGGTTTTTTGATGTATAATTCTTCCCAAAAAGGGGGAATTATGGAAAATAAATTGAAAAATCCCGTAGGCAGACCCCGGACACTTCACAAAGAAGAAATAATGGATAAAATCTGCGAGATCATCAGCACATCAAATAAAAGCCTGCCCTCTACGCTAATCCAATTAAAACAAGAGCATGGAATTGAAATCGGCAACCGAACCGTATGGACATGGCTGGATAGCAACCCAAAATTTCAGCAGGACTACGCACGGGCCAAAGAAACTCAAAGCGATTATTTAGTTGATGAAATGCTTGATATCGCTGATGATATTGCCCGCGATGAGATTGAAATCTGTGATGCTGGGGGCAACGTCACGCGCAAGATGAATAATGAATATGTTCAGAGGTCACGGCTGCGATTAGATACCAGGAAATGGATTGCCTCCAAGCTTAAGCCCAAGAAATATGGGGAGAAACTGGAGTTAGGTACGGGTGATGGGGCGATAAATATCCACGTCACCTACGGCAATAAGCCATGATGTTATGGTGTTAGCAGCGTGTTAGCAGACCTGGACAGGGGATGATGTAGCATGGACTATCAAATAACCATACCAATGCCGCACCCAAGGCAACTTGATTTCATGCGTTCCCCGGCCAAGAGGAAGGTTATCCGGGCTGGGCGACGTAGCGGGAAAACGGTAGGTATCGGCATTTATGCGGTAGAACAGTTCCTTGCCGGGCATCGTATCCTGTACGGAGCACCTACTTCAGAGCAGATAGGCCGGTTCTGGGCCACGGTAACGGATATCCTGCGCCCCCTGGTTGATGCGGGGGTGTTTTATAAAAATGAAACCGAGCACATCATTGACCTGCGGGGGACAGAGCAGAGGATAAGGGCTAAGACCTGTTTCAATGCCGATTCCCTCCGAGGCGATTACGCCGACGTGCTCATCCTCGATGAGTATCAGATTATGAGCGAGGATACCTGGGGCCTGGTTGGTGCGCCCATGTTGCTCGATAACAACGGCGATGCCGTGTTTATTTACACGCCGCCCTCGCTTCATACCCGGTCAGTTACCAAGGCGGACGATCCTCAACACGCCGCCAAACTGTTTAAAAAGGCTAAGGAGTTAGCAGCGACGCAACCCGAACGCTGGGCGACGTTCCACTTCTCTTCGATGGATAACCCGCACATTAGCAAGGAGGCCCTGGCCGAGATATCCGGGGATATGACTCAACTCGCCTATCGTATGGAAATCCTTGCCGAGGATATTGATGAAGCCCCTGGGGCTCTGTGGACACGGAAAACGCTCGATGACAACCGTGTTAGCATCTGCCCGGCCCTAAGCAAGATCGTTGTTGCCGTCGATCCTTCCATTTCGGGCGATGGCGGGGGAGATGCGGCTGGTATAATCGTCGCTGGCAGTAGCGGCGAACAGGTCTATATCGTAGAGGATTGCACCATATCGGGTTCCCCGCTGGTCTGGGCGCAGGCGGCTGTGGACGCATATCACCGGCATCAAGCAAATCTGATCATTGCCGAGCAGAATCAGGGGGGGGAGATGGTGAGGATGACCCTGCAACAGGCTGACAGGGATGTCCCGGTGCGTCTGGTTCATGCCACACGAGGCAAGGTCGTTAGGGCCGAGCCGGTTGCGGCCAAGTACGAGAAAGGCCTGGTGCATCACGTCGGTTCGTTCCCCGCCCTTGAGGATGAGATGTGCTTGTACCTGCCCGGCGACAGGAGCCCGAATCGTATGGATGCCGCTGTGTATGCGGTTACCGACCTGATGTCTGTGGGGATGTTCTCTGGGTCGGTAACGCCTGATTTCCCGATGGAGTAGGATGTATGGCCGGTGTTAGCAGGAGCAATATTGAGTTAGTGACGGATGAATATCCGCTGGAGACGCTACAGGCGCGGATTGACCAGTCCATTGTCACGGGTAAGCCGATGATCGAGAAGCCTTACCATTTCAGGAATATCGCCACGGGCCAGGCTTACTATGGTATTTATGGTTGCGTAGGCTGGCCTTCGCCGCAGGCATCGGAGCAGGCGGGTAAGGATTCCCGTCCGGGGTATCTTGGGGTTATTGGCGTGGTTAAGCTGAAGTCGGACACGATAAAGGTGGAGGACACGGTTTTTCAGTTGCTTGATGAGGCGCAGGAGCAGGATGTCCTGTGTTTGATGAGGAGATGGTTGGAGATGCGGGCACGATGGGGGCATCTGGTTATCCCGGAGATGCTATCATCGCTGTATGGCAACCCGGACAGGTTCGTTATGACTATGGCGATGCTTAATGATCGTCTGGGGGAGAGGGATTCGGTTTCGATAGCGGCTCCGTATGACTTCTACGATACGTTGATGTTTGATACTTATTTGAGGTCGCTTCGGTCTGTGTTCACGCCCCAGGCGATGTATGCGCCATTATCGTCGTCACGGGAGGCCTTGATGCCGAGGTTCTTTCATGGGGGCCATGAGGTATTGAAGACGCGGTTACGGGAGTTCGGTCAGGACGACCCGGTTATTGTTGCGGTAGGGGGTCTGGTTCATTCGTTACTGATTCAGACGATGTGGATGGAGCAGAGGTCTGAGAACGCATTTGTAATTTAAGGGGGGGAAAAAGATGGATACCAATATCAATGTGAAGTGGGAGAGTTTGAAGGAGCGTGTATGTCCGCATTGCGGGGGGTATGTCTTTACGAGTAATGCAGTTATCCTGCGGGTTATACCTGCGTTGTTATCGCCCTCTGGTGTCGCGGAGACGGCTATTCAGCCTGCCGGGTTTGTGTGCTCGACTTGCGGGGTTTTAATCCCGTTGAGGCCAACGGAAGGAGAGTTAGGAGCCGATGTTACACCGAAGAATCTTGTTATCATGGGAGGTAAGGCATGATCAGCATTGGCTGGGTTGTGGTTATGGTTGTTGTAGTGGGGGTTCTGTGCCTTACTGCGGTTATGATGGGTGCGTTTTTGATGTTCAGGGGGCAGAAGGGTGGGGCCGTGGGATTTTTTAAGGAGCCGAAGGGGGCGGTGTTCAGTATTCCGGAGGCTGATTTGGATATTCCGGAGGTTGATTTGGATATTGCGGGGGGTGAGGATCGGATATTGAAGAATACCGAACGGTTCATGTCTATATTAGGGGGTAAAAATGCAGGTTAAATGTCCGGATTGTGGCAAGGTAAGTTTTGTGACGACTGACCAATATGACCCTGATAAGGTTCCTCATGGCGGAATGCTTAGCATTACACCTTACCGTGCGATATGGGGCATGGATTGGTTGACAAACCGTTCTTCGGGGCCTTCTGTTATGACTTGTCCGGTTTGTGAGGGGATGTTGGTCAGGGGGGGCAAGTTTGTTATTGTAGAGGCTTCTGAGATTGAGCCTGTCAAGGTGGAAGAGGTGCTGGTCACGGAGAAGTTAGCAGACCCTGTAAGGAAGAACAGCAAGAAGAAGCGGCCAGGTGCGCGGAAGTTGCTGCTTACTTGTTCCAGGTGTGGGAAGGGTTGCAAGGGGGAAGCCGGGCTGGCTTCGCATATGCGCTTTTGTAAGGGGTAAGGGACATGAGGAAATCTAAAGACGATAATATGGAGAGAGATTGGGATATATCTGATATCCCGCCAGAGGGTGACCCTGACGTGGCTGACTTTGCGTACATGCTGTTTGATCAAGCCAGGATGGAGAGGGAGCGTCTCGGCAAGCCAGGGGACTGGATGGCGAATTATTCGCTTTATCGGGGGAATCAGAAGCAGCAGAACAGCGCGAAGAAGGGGGCCTCAACGCAATCTTCGCCGAGTATGCTTATCAATCTTTATTTTGCCAATGTTGAGCGCACGGTATCGAGCATTACGGCGAGGAATCCGACTGGTGAGGTTGTCAACATTGACGGGGTAAGTAAGGATGAGGAGGGGATTTTAAGCAACAGGCTCAAGAAATGGTGGAAGGACACCGGCCAGCAGGACAAGACAAGGCATACCGCAAGGATGATGGAGATATACGGGATAGCCATTGAGAAGCCCTTTTGGGATAAGCCGAACATGCAGCCGGACATGCTGATTGCTGACCCGTTTTCGTTCTATCCTGCGCCAGGGGATTGGGCTGACATTTCGACAGAAGCTCCGTATATTTGTTACATGCACACGGATTACATAAGCAGGCTGGAGCGGATGTTTGACGTAAAGGGCCTGAAGAAAGAGGATTACAGCGAAGCACTTGGGTTGGCGCGGGAAGAGATAAAGCCGCAGGGATATGGGAACACGAACAATACATTAGGAAATTATGCCGACCCCATGACGGTATCAGGAGCGGCCAGGCGCGACGACGAGAAGGCTGTCAGACGCACGATTGTGATTGAGGTCTGGTTACGTGATTTGCGTAAAGAGACGATAACGGAAAAGGTTGTTGAGATGGGGGAAGATGGTATCCCTGTTGAGATGATAAGAAAGACAACCAAACAGGTTTATCCTGATGGTATCAGGAAGATAACGATTGCAAAGACGGATAGCTCACAAAGTTTGTGGTCAGGGTACAGCGTTTTGTTTGATTGCGCGAATCCGAATATCAATTGGAACCTTGATATTAATGCAGTAGCAAACACTTATCCCTGGGGGCGGCTGCCGTGCTATCATGCTAATTCATACCGGGATGAGGTGTCGATTTGGGGTTTCTCTGCTGCTGAACAGGTTGGCGACCTGCTGCGGAAGATAAACCTGATAATGTCTAAACTTGTGTCGTACGTCCTTAATGTTATGGCCCCGCCGTTGATTGTCCAGAAAAACTGCGGGATTACGAAAGAGATGATTGAGGAGAACATTACGAAGCCGGGCAGGATGGTTCTCATGCCGACGATCCCGTCTGCCCGTATCGAGTTTATGCAAATCCCGAACTTGCCGGAGACGTTTTTCAGAACGCTTGATTTGATTATCCATTTTTTCGACAGGATTTATCAGATTGAGGAAGCTGACAGGGGGGTTGCTCCGACCGGGGTTATTGCTGCTTCTGCTATTATTGCCTTGCAGGAGCGGAACGCGATCGTAATGCAGACCAAGACGAGTGCCATTGATTCTCTTGTTGAACAGCGAAGCCGATGGGCCATTGGCTTGTGGCAGAATCACGGGGCAGAGATGGAAACGATAAATGTTGCGGGGACGCCGCAAGTGTTTATGGGGGCGAATTATGTGGACAGGAAATTCTCTTACGTTGTTGAATCAGGGTCAACGACACCGCGAACAAGCCTCCAGCGCATGGAAATGGCGATGAGGCTTTATGAAGTCCACGCCATAGGCCAGCAGGGCTTACTGGAAGCTCTTAATTGGGAGAACTGGAAGGAAGAGGTGGAGAGAACAGCGGAATCACAACTTGATCAGGCTTTGCAAATCCTCATTGCGGCAGGGATGAAGAAGGAAGTCGCGATTGAGTTACGAAAAACGCTGATGCTTCCGCAAGGCGGGCCGGGAGATGCTGCCCAATCGAAAGTAATGCCAGCATAAGGGGGGAGAATTTATGCCAATATATGAGTATGAATGCCGTTATTGCAAGAAACATTTCGAGAAGTTTCATAAGATCAGCCGTGTTCCGAAGAGAGCACGGTGTAACTGTGGGATGATGGCGCGTCTCATTATCAGCTCGCATGGGGCCGTTATCACGGACGGGGATGTCCGGTGGCTTGATTCTGCCAAAGCGAACCTCCCTGATGATGCCAAATATATCGACACACGGGGGGCATACAAGCGATATTTGAGAGACCACGACCTTACTTGTGTGGGGTGAGCTTGTGAAATCTGACGAGCTTATCGAGAAAGTTAGCAGCGAATTGGAGGAGACAATAAAAATGTTGACTTTACAAAAAAAAACGCTACAATATCGGCTACTGATTGAAGTCAACATGACCCAGGGCGGATTAGGAGACGTTTATGTGAGCAGCAATACGAAAAAGAAGATGTAGCGGTTACTGATAATCCCTCTTTTCAGGGGGCAATTTGAAGCCCGGATACCAGGAAGATGCCTAAGAAAGCATTCTGGTTGTCCGGGCTTTTTTGGTTATGTCGAAACATCGGGCAGACCGGCCATTGAGTCCGAAAGGGTAGCTCAAAATCTCACGGTTCCGAGGAAGGAGACAAAATGAGTGAAGAGAATACAACAGGCATTGGGGGGACAGAGTTTCAGACACCTGAAGAATTGGCCGCGGCTTTCTTGCAGGAGAAAGGCCAAAGGGGCAATTTGGAAAAGAAACTCGGTGAACAGGGTTCGGAGCTGGGCAGTTTGCGAAAACAGACGGAAATGCTCACGCAGACCCTGAACAACTTCGCAGCAAAAGGCGGTGAACGTCAGCAAGAGGCCGCCCCGGCGACAGATTATGAAAAGGAACAGGCTTTGATTGAAAAGCAGATTTCAGAACTCGATCCCGCTGATGAAACATATCAGCCCAAATTGAGTAAGCTGATACGGCAAAGCAATTCCATGACAGCACAGGCGCAGCACGAAAAGACCCTGAATGCTGCAAGCCAGGTGTTCAAGAAGGAACTTGACGAGCGCGACGTAAAAGCCACGCAGAAGATGTTCCTTGAAAAGAACCCTGACTTTAATATGCCGGAGATGCAGATGCGGATTAGGGACTCATTGGCAAATGACCAGACCGGGATGCTCGACTCTCTCTCGGCATTCTATCAGATTCAGCGCGACGATGCGGCTTCTGCGGTTAAGGCCGGGGAAGCAGAAAAAGCTGACCTGATGAAGCGTCTGAACATCATCGAAGGGAGAAATAATACTGGAACAGTCCTTACGAAGGGGATGAACTCTGCGGAGGGACAGGGGAAACAAAAAACACGACTCTCAGGCAAGGAGGCTGACGAAGGAGCTTTGGCTGCTCTACGGGCAGCGCGAGGCGAAGCGTAGCTGAATTGCCTTTACGAAAAAAGGAGATAAGCCATGTCTTTAATAAATCAGTTAAACGCAACCACGGAATATTACTGGTTGAAAACAAAAATGGGAGACAGTGTTGATATCGTCTCCAAGGCGTCCGCGCTTCTCTGGAAACTCATGGGCAATGCAGTTACCCGTGATAACTGGGAGGTAAAACCCCATGAGGTCGTTGATGGCGGCCTGATGGTGAAAATCCCGCTGGAATATGCACTGTCCAACCGGGGCGGGTACGGTGCTGACACAGTTATCAATCAGAGCAAGGTTGACATCCTCGATGCCGCAAGGTTCAGATGGGCCGGTGTGTATGGTTCTAACACGCTGAATCTCGACGACATTTCTCAGAACAGCGGGGAAGAGGCGGTAATTGACCTCTCGAAAAAGTACATCCAGAGCATCATCAAGGCGGCCCGCATTCAGATGGCCGAGGATATCATCACCGCCGCCGCGGACACAACCCGGATTAACGGCCTGGGCGATCTGTTCAATGCCACAACTTCAGTCGAATACGGCTCCATCACTGAAGCAGAGATGGCTAATTGGGCTCCTGGGATAATCTCCACGAGTGAGGCTATATCGTTTGAAGTCATGCAAACCATATGGCGAACCCCAAACATGGGCGAACTGAAGGAATTTCTTCCCAATTTCGTCGTGACAACGCCGCTGTTGCGTGACGGGTATGAACGGTCGCTTCATCCCCAGCAGAGATACGCCAATACCACGATGGTTGAGGCAGGGTGGGATAACATCACCCACAAGGGAGCACCAATCATTGGTGATACCTACCTCTCTACCGGCTATCTCTACGCGCTCAACCTGAACTTCCTGCACCTGCGGAGCCATAAGGATTTCAATTTCACGGCTCCCGTGTGGTTGAATAAAGGCATCATCGGTCAGCCTGACCTGATTTCTGCTAACACCAGGTGGCGCGGGAATTTGTTCTGCTCCAACCGGAAAATGCAGGTCTGTCATTACAACCTGACTGACCCGTAAACTTAACTTCTAACCGGGGCCGGTCTTGCTGACGGCCCCCTCATCAAACAAAGGAGAACACAAATGAAAGACATATACATCAATCTGTATAGTGCAGGCGGAGTGGAAGATTATTACATCCCCGTCCCTGCCCGTGGAAATGTCAAATCGTGTAAAGTTATCGCGAATGCCGCGATGGTTGCTACCGGTACACTCATCCTTGCAAGAGGCGCGACTGCTGTGAATACAGCGACCGTCCCGGCTGGTGGTGTAGCGGCTGGCATTGCTCTCGCCGGGGTGGCGGATACGACCAATAAGGGCCTCGTTTTTGATCCGGCCTCCGCGACGGTAGCCAATACCAAAATCAAGGTATCCTTCGATGCGACCATCCTTGGTGGCGCGGCAAACGTGCTTTTACACATCGTTTTCGACGATTCGGCCTACGTCGTACAAACGGCGTCTGAAGTGTAGTAACAGGTATCAAAAAATAGCAACCTTCCCCCTGCATACAGTAGGGGGGAGGCTATTTAAAGGGGGCTGACAATGCCGACGCTTACAACCTTAATCAGCTCCATCGAAGATATCCTTCAAGATGGGGCCTACACGCAGGAGCGGCTGACTGACAGGATAAACTTAGCCCTTCAGCATATCGCTGGCGGTATCAGGATGCCCAACCAGATATCGCCTCCATTGCCAGACCTCTACACCTACGGAACCGTAAATACATCCACGTCTCTGCCCTATGTATCACTTCCGAGTGATTACCAAAGGAATGTTTCTCTTGTCTATCTCGAAGGAAACTACAAGATAAACCCTCCACGAGGCGGTGATTATTACGCTTTCAGATTGTTTGCAAACCAGACACACGATAAAGGATTTGCGGAAACCGGGACAATCTACCGCGTCGCTGTCAAGGGAAGTAACATTTACTACCAGGGTATCCCGACAGCAACGACGACGATTGGCGTTCACTACTACAAGAAGCCAGACACAATGGCGTTGGAAGGAGATTCCCCGGAGGGCCTGCCCGAACATCTTGCTGAACTCCTTATAAAGCACTATGTCCTGATGAACATCTTCGGGGAAGCTATTGAAGATGGGCAGGATAATACCGGGATAGGCAGCAAGTACCACGCCGGAAAGTTCTACACCTACATGACTGACCTGTGTGATTATGTCGGCATTGACGCGGAGCCGGAGTATTACGGCGCGGGCGGCTTTGTAGATGCGGGAAGGTGTGATTAAATGTCAGAGATAAACATAAAAGGATTTTCAGGGGCGAACAATATCAAGGACGCCGGAAAGTTCTACTCGAAAACTGAGATTGCCGAACCTCGTGTGATTCTTAATGCCGATGTTGATCTGACGGGCAGTCTCATTATCAGGGAAGGCAGGTCTCTTTATATGGCTTTACCGAACGCGCATAGTCTGTGGGCAGGAGAGCGTGTGATGTTATGCGCGGCAAATGGTGTGCTGTATAAAATCCGTGATAGCGTAGCTACAGCACTGACAAGTATCCCTGGGCCTGATGATCCACTATCCTATGTTGACGCGGAGGATAAAGTATATATTTCCAACCAGCACTGGCAGGGAGTCTTAGACCCCGATAATGACTCAATATCAGCATGGGGTGTGGATTCCCCTCCCGGCCCGATGCTGTTATCAGGAACGGGCGGACTTCCTGCCGGTACATATAAAGTAACAATGACAAATGTTTCTGGTGACGAATTATCGGGCAATGGGCCGATATCTGAGATTACCCTGTCCCTTACCGGGGGGATTCAGATATTGAACAGACCGGCGGGCGCGATAGTGTGGGCGACGGACGCCGAAGAGTATCAGTTCTACTTGATAGGCGATACAAACAAGATCGTTGAGCTGCCAACGGTCGAACCATTGCCGTCCTTTCTTTGTTCACCGCCGCCGTTTATGGGGAATCTCTGTTACGCCTTTGGCAGGATATGGGGGTCATCGGGGCAGGATGTCTATTACAGTCTCCCGTTTAATCTCGGATGGTTCAGGCTTACCACGAACAAATATCATTTTGACAGCACCGTAACCATGATTGCCAAGGTTCCGACAGGTCTGTTTATCGGCATGGAGAAGCGGACGTTGTTCCTTGCAGGGACGATCCCGGAGCAAATGAAACAACAGGACGCGGGGGCCGGAAGTATCAAGGGAACGCTGGCCTACTGTAACAATATGCCGGAACTTGGTTGGACGCTCGGAACGCCGGAGAAGGACTTTGCGGATGTTCCGGTATGGTTGACAACCGAGGGGATTGTCGTCGGAGCCGCGTCTGGGCATTTCTTTAACGTCACAAAAAATAAGGTGCATATAATACCGCCCACGCAAGGGGCATCTCTTTACCGGAATGTTGGTGGGAAAATGAAGTATTTGACGAATTTCCGCCAGGGGAAGATTGGAAGCGGGGTCGGTGACAGGGACGCTGATACGGAATTTGCTTTTTCACATGGGCATATTGACACTCACAACGAAATGGCGCGGCAAACTGGTGTTATCATGGCAGCGACTGATCTTGCTTTGTGCGAAGTCAGACGCGGCGGCTTCTTGATATAGGAGATCACGAATCTTTTTAATTAACGAAAAAGGAGAATGAAAATGAGAATAATAATCACATTAAAATCATTATTTGAACACTTCCTGGAAGATAAGGTTACTCGGTATGCTCTCAAACATCGTGTAGAATCGGGCCTTTTGTTTACCAACCCTGTCACGCTTGACCATTTCCGTAACGGGGAACTGATTCATACACAGACCGGGCCGAATATCTTTACCACGGAAGGGATGGCGCGGATGCTGAATGTCCAGTTCCGGGCACAGACCACTGATGCCGCGATCTACTGCGGGATTTTTAAAAACAGCGTGACTCCCGCGCTTGCTAACACAGCCGCAACCTGCCTTGGTGCTGCCGGGACTTACGGAGAATGCCAGGACGCGGATTATGACGACCCTTTAACTAACCGCCCGGCCTATACGATGGCGGCCACAACTACGGCGGTTGCAACTAATGCCGCGTCGAAGGCGACGTTTGTTATCGCAGCATCGTTTACTGTTTACGGGGCGTTTCTCGCGTCGTCACAGGCTAAAACAGCGACAACCGGTACGCTCTTCTGCGCGAAGACATTCGCATCGTCACGGGCGGTTATTGCCGACGATGAACTGGCTGTAACTTATCAGCTAACATTGACAACGAGCTGATTTGAGCACTGTGGGTCAAGTGGCAAAATAGGGAAACACCCTTTGGGACTACTCAAGGAATGGTGGGGTAAAAGAACTTAACCCTTTGGGGCTGAATAATGCCGACACTTGATTTTATAGACATTGGCGAAGTTGTCAACACTAAATTTGACGGCGGGACAATCACCGCAATCAATACCGCGAGTGATACCTGTACCGTCACAGTGGGAGGCCATGCTAAAAATGCGCTGATCTTCTATCATTGACTGCCTGCTTCACCGTTGCGGGCCAACGGCGCAGTAGAAGGTGGAGCTGGTGGATTTATTGTCGGCGACAAAGTGATAGTAGCTCTTAAAGGCGAGACGACCTATGTGGTCGGACATATACTGGGCCGCCGCAATTGCAACCAGTCAGACGGTAATTACTATTTCTTCTTTGAGAAAACTCCGGGTGAATATGCCATTGCTCGTGCTAACTCGTCTGCCGGGGGAATTACAATTCTTGAACAAATGTGGGGGCGGCAGATCGGTTCCTATTCAGCAACAATCCCGGCAACGACGCTTTACCCTGAACAATTACGGCATGTATTTTTTCACCTGAAAAAATTCAGTCATAATGTCGCTGGCACAACACAAGATTTGTATTTTGTTTTCACGTCGTTGTATATTGACCCGAACCCGTTCCCAGGCTGGGTCGCATTTGCTGTTGCCAACCCTTATCATCCACTTGTGACGAATAACGACAATACTTGTCTGCCTTTGACAAGCCAGTTAATTGCAGACATGACCGAGGTTAATTATACGGTAAATCACGGATGTTCTTACATCAAGGAGAGTGGGGGCAGTGATAATTGGCGTATAATGAATCCAGGGGAGTCAGGTGATTGTGAGGACTTTGCTTTAACCAAAGCTCAGCTTCTGCTCGACAAGGGATACCCTGCGTCAGCTTTGCATATTGAATGCGGGGTATTACTTGGCTATGGAGACCCGGCTCCGCCGTTCCCTACAGGTTTTGGTGCTGGCGAAGAGACAGAACTTCATGCGTGGCTGGTTGTCCAGACGGAAGGGACAGACTACGCGCTTGACTTAAATTCTGATGCAGTGCAGATAAATAGTGCCCTGGCAGTCCCGGCAGAGTGGGGCGATCGCGTTCCTTGCGCACGTCGTCGTCAGATCGGGAGTAATTGGGCGTTCATTTCCTCTTTTGGCTGGATGTTCGATTCGATTGTGCAGCCATTTGGAAATGGGTGTTATTACATTCTTGACCCGCTGCTGAACATATTTTACATTCTTGACCCGTTAAACATGGTTCCGTACCCTCACGCGGATGTGAAATCCGGCACTTCCATGAATAGTCCAACATCGGTAAATTTCTCAGCTACGGATATTTATTGGGCGATGGGGAATCAGGTAAGGACATACCGGCTTGGAAAAAACGTGCTCGAATTAGTCTCTACCGCTACGTTTACCAATGAAAATACCGGCTTCGTGGAAAATAGCGGTGATCTTCCGAGTCTTGGTGTTTTTGGATATCAGGATATTACCACTGGAGTTCATATAGAATCCATTTCTTATAATGATGTGTATCATTTGTCTGCTATTGACCCATCAGCAAGAGGGCTGCGGCGGCATCTTGCAGACGCGGAAGTAATTTCGGAAAACGGGTATTACCGCTATATCTATAGATATCACACCATTGATTATATTGATCAGGGAACGCTGGTCAGTATTATGACGACCGAGTGCGATACAACCGAAGAAGAAGGGGAGCCAATAGAGGAAATTTATATGATGACAACATGGCCTCCGTTGGTGTCAGAGCCGAAAATTGAAAGACTCCGTAAGACTTTATTAGGGCAAACAGGGCGAACTTCATCGCCATATTCTATCTTATATCAGTGGGAGACAAATACGCACTGGCCAGTAACATGGCATAGGCCTCACACCTTATTCACAAGCACCATAAAAATATATGGAGAAGAGTTTGAGGCATTCCCGATTGAAGAACAGCTTCCGAATTTTGAGGAGAACCCGGTATGGCCGTACCGATGGATAAACATTGAGATTCCTGATCGTGAAATAATCAACGGCATCCTTCTATGGCTGGAGCCGCAAAGCGGACTTACTTACACAAACACAGAACCTGTTGATAAAAGAAGAATATACCATAACGGAACGCCGTGGATAGATACTATCGCTACAGCCCTTGACGTTACCCCGCAGGCAATAATGGGGATGGCGTACATCCCACAGACAGACAGGCTGAATTAACTATGGAAAATCGAGCCAAAGAAATAAAGATTATCGGTGTGGCCTCCGGGATTAAAGACGCTGGTTTTAGTGAGTTGCAAAGGCTTGATACCCGCCGCCAGGAAACGGCGATAGTAAAGGAAAAAACAGTTACTATTCCTCCAGAGGGAAAGAGAGAATAATAAATGGCAGAATCAACTTTTAACGTAACAGTCGAAGCCGATGACGGATTCTGGGGCGATTTAACCCTTGATACCAGCAGCGCGTATCTTGTCTTTGGCAAAGTGAGTAGTATCCCGTATCATTCGTTCTTTCGGTTCCCCGGAGTTACTATCCCGCAGGGGTCAACAATCAACTCCTGTATCCTTACCTTAACGGCATACACAACGAGCAGTACCGAAACATGCGCTTTAATGGTAGCATTTAATGATGTTGATAACGCCGTTGCTCCGACTACTTATGGTGATACCGAGGTTTTGGAGGATACTGCGGCGACTGTATCATGGTCGCCTGGCTCATGGACGGCAGACACCAGTTATCAGTCTCCAGAAATTAAAACAGCGTTACAGGAGGTCGTTGACAGGGCTGGCTTTGCATCAGGTAATGCGGTACAGGTTATCATTTATGACGATGGTTCATCTTCTGGAGCTAACCGGAGAGCCTATCATCTTGATGCCTCCCTGTATGTCAACTATGACGTAGTCTATAATGAATCTATAGACGATGGATGTGGTCTCACCGACATTGCTTCTGAGGGGCATGTTGATGGTGAAATAGCGGACGGAGCTAATCTGTCTGACGCGCTGCCCACTTCTTACGTAGGCATCATAGAAGATGAGTTTGAGGCAGCCGACGAAGCTGGGAAATGCCTGCAATTCTATGTTTTTGAGAGTATCTCAGGGGCCGACTCCAACGGAATGCCGTGGTATCTTGACTGGGCAATCTCCGACGGAGCCTTCATCTATGATAACGCATCAATAGCCTTTCAGTTCGTTGTGCAGGATGGGGCAGCGATTGTCAGTATCGTGGATGCTGCCCTGGGGTTGAAGATATCCGACTGGATGACCATCGTTGATGAGCAGATAACGCAATGGGACGGGGTTGAAATAGTCCCTGAAGCGTTGGGCATTTATGACGATATGGTTTCCGGGGTCGCGCTGTATGGCGAGACTCTAAACGATGCGGCGAGCGTGGGAGATATCGCAAAGTTTCAGTTGGTCGTTGTCGTTCTCGAATATCTCGGCTTTTCGGAGTTGGCCCAGGCTGTCCGCATACAGATATTGGAAGCGGCAGATACGATAACGGTGGTTGATTCCGTGCAGCGGGCGTTCCCCCTGGCCCTCGAAACCGTTATGTTAGCAGTGGACGTATCGGCGGTCATGGCGGCGTTTATCGCGGACGTATCCGAGGCCCTGACATCAGAGGATTCAAGTGAATATACGGCACAGATTCCCCTGTCTTTCAGTGACAGCATAACCATCGAGGAGAATGTCGGTAGTAACGGGACGTTCTATCGCTCTGTTACAAGCGGGCTGAGACTATCTGTTGAAGTCGAACTTGATGGGGGGATATGGGAATGTTACGCCCTGAGCACCCCTGCATTCTTCCCGTCCATGTATTCAGGGTATGACTTTAATTCATACTGCACCTTTGACGGCAAATCCTTTGGGGCCAACAGTGGTGGCATTTACGAACTGACGGGAGAGACTGACGCGGGGGCACAAATCCACACAGGCGCGATCTTGAGTGAGACGGACTTTGACGCAAGAAACGAGAAACGTCTCCGGCGGGGATATTTGTCTATCTCCGGGGATGCTCCGGTAATGGTATTGGAAACTGATAACGGGAAACGAGAAGTGTATGCGATTGACGCCCGCGGGAAGACGGTTTTTTCTAACGAGCTTAAATCAAAGGTGTGGAAGCTGAGCGTTGCGGATTTCTCTGATCTTGCAAGCATCAAATTGATGCCGATTATCTTAACGAAATGAGGGGGCCATGTCTGAGATACTAAGGGAAGAAGCCCTTTGGCGAAAAGAGAAAACACCGATTATTAAGAAGTATGTCGCTGCTCATTCCCATCTGATGGCAGAAATAGCTGGCAGGGGGTTTCTCTCCCTCCCAGGCTTTGCTTACGAGATGGAAAATGATCTCGAAGCCGAGGCGAAGATGGGCCTGTCTGCTGTAAATTATAAGATTCTCTCTGAGACGATTGAACGGGAACTGAAGCAGAAGGGGATTGACTATGATCATTCCTATAAAAATGCCGTGATTGCGTGGGAAGTGGAAAAGCAGGAGATTCTTTCTGCATGGGACGCGGAGCTTGGGCTTATCAAACAGGGGATGGCATACGACGATGAGGCGCAGGCGCAGCTTGCTATAAATGTTGCCGCGAGATCAATTGTCTTTCTCACGGCGAAAAACGCGATAGCACTTGAGATGGAGGCATACCGGAAAGAACTCGCCGAATTGGATGGACAAACCACTACTTATGAGGCGCAACTTGCCAGCGCGAAACTACTCACCGCGCAGAGGAAGGCGGATGTTATCCCGATCCTTGAAGAGATATTACAGAAGGAACAGGAACTTCTGGTTATTGAAGGGCAGAAGGCCGCCTATTATGAGGAATACATTGCCGCCGAAACGGAGGTTGTTTACAAACAAAGAACTTTGGCCCCTTTTATCGCCCAGTTAGCAGCAAAGAACGAGACCCTGGCCGCAAAAATAACTACCGTGGAAATACCGAGTATGCTTGCTATTGCAGCCGAAAAAGTAGCGCAGGCGGTAATAGCGCAGACGAAGGCTGGCTATCAGTTACAAGAAATCAGTAATAACATTGCCGCCGAAACCAGCAGGTTGACGCTGGCTGAGGCACACCGGACATTGAATGATACTAAATTCAATAACGATAATACCGCCCATGATTACGGGATTACGAAAGAGAATGAATACGAGGCAAATCTTGCCACCCACTTTACGACAGACCTGAATAAAGAGGCAACCGGGGCGGGCCTCATATCCTCAATCAGAGAAGAAACCCACACCATCCAGGCGACGACAAAAACGACGAGCGCGACCACCATTACCACGAAGGAAATAGAAGAAGGCACTTCCAATACCGCAAACGAGGCAAACAAAATACGGAGAATAGCGGAAGCCCAGGCAACGGCAAAAATAACAGCAGGGCTGACACATCTGATCGGTTAGTGGAGAGATATCATGTCTGACGAAGCATATTTACGAGCGGCAAACAGGGAAACCGCTATTTGGCCCGCCTATATCTATTCCTGCGCGTTCGACACTAACCAGGTTGACGAGAGGGTTATAGTTTATGGGTTGTATTCCGGGGCCTATCGGAACGGCTACGCCTACCTGGTAGAGATCGAAGATGTGGAACTGGCGAACCTGCTGAATAGTTATAATAACAGTATGGCGGCCTTGACTGCACAGGAGCAGGTTTTCGTCAGCGATATCGCCTCCAGACGGTATCTCGCTTCGCTGGATGAGGCTATCCACGCGCAAAAACTTGTTACCGGGGCATTAAAAATAACCACTGAAACGCAAGAATGGGACGCGAAAATGGCGGCATTGTCGCTGGATGAGGCCGAGCTTGACACAATGGCGGCAAAAGTAACGGCAGAAATCAATAAGACCTCTGCAAGAATTACAGAGCTGACTGCCTATATAGAGATTGAAGGATACGCATTGGCAGAGACTGATATTGCAATCGCGGAGAAGTCTTTGCAGTCTGCAAAAATGGATGTCGAAAAACTGACCGCCGCAAATGCCGTTCTAAAGATTCAGTTGGATACGATAGCGGCAGCAACCAAATTGGTTGAGATAGACTTACAAATTGCCCGGACGAAAATAGATACCACAAGAACCGATATACAGATAGAGAAAATCGGGCTGCTGGCTGGGGAATTAAGCATTGAGCAGGCACAGACAGCTACCGCCAGCGCGGAACTTCCTATTGCTGAGGATCAAATAGAACTGGCAAGGCTCAAGTGGATCGAGGTAGAGAGGGAGATAACTTACAACAACAGCACCTTGATCCCCCGCGAATCCACCGTGTTGGCGAACAAGCGCGACGACGTTGAACTGAATAGCAGAACCAAGAACAACAACCTTACCAGAAGGACTGCTGAGATCGCCCAGAACGTCAACCTGAGAGTAAACGCGGAAGGAGATAACAGGGACTTCGCGAATATAGACGCTTCGACGCAAGCCGAGATAGACGAGCAACGAGTCAATCTGATCAACGGGCGGATATCGAATTACTCCAGTCTCTGTTATGCGGCGATCCAGGCGCAGGAAATGCTGGCTGCGGCAAATGTGTTGACGACCCTTACTCACACGATAAAGGCGGCGACGTAACATGAACGAACTCGAAAATGTCCTTGCAAAAATAAAAGGGCTTCCGGGGTTTGCAACGTCCAGCAATATCGACAAGATTATTACGAGCATGAAGGGCCTGTCAGGGACAGGGACAGTGCTGGGGCAGGCAGTTAAGGGTTTGACTGATTTCCTCCTGACACTGGAGCCGGGAGATATTGTCAGATCGGATACGAATTACGCATCTGCCGCGCCGCTTGCTCCCGACCTTTGGTATCTTCGCTGCCACAAAAACTTTATGAATCGGTATTATGACGCGGGAGACGGCACTCCGGCCATAGCCGTTACCGGGGGTCAGACACCCCCTGACGGCGATCATGCGAACTATTCTGCATATATGGCAGGGAATCTCGGTTTTTTAGCATCGGCAGAGTTCTCACCAATCAAGACTTTCCGTGATCTGGCAAGTCAACTTATTGCTGATGTAACGTATGATGTTCACGACAGGATAATTGGCTCACTGTATGAAAACTCTGGAATATACTGGATCAATACGATAGCTTTTGAATTATGGCAGACAGGACAGGCGATTAAATACGCATCAGATGGGCCTGACGGATTTGTTATCAATGATTATGTCGGCTATCTGACGTTTCCGGTAGGAACTCCAGGGGTACAGGAGGTCATATCACTGATTCAGGAGACAGCTCTTTCCGGTTATCCGTTTGCCGGGGTGGACGGGAAGAGTGCTTACCATTCCAAGCCCGCACACAGCCTCACAGACGAAGAAAAGCCAATAGCGGAAGACGCGGGAATGTTTTGTAGAATGACTGCGGATAAGAATAGGTGTTATGGGCGTCACCTTGTTGAGAGCGGTTATCTTGCCCCGGATGTCCCGGTTGCGTCGCAAAACACCCTCAATTCATCAGGGACAACCGCTTACGCCCCGAACCCGAAAGGGGACGTAGAACTGTTCTCGGACACCAACAAGGACTACGGCGAGGATGTATCCCCTAAGAAATGGATGCGGTACTGGATACATAAGGACAGCACTATGCCGATCCCCGGTGAATTTATAGGGATACTGTGCAAGCCGGTGACAGTACCACCGCATGTCTGGTGGTTTCAGGAGTCTGCCCCGTTTGTTTATGCTGGCAACTGGGTTGAAATGCAACATCTCACGTCGGGGGTTATTACATCAATAACAGGCACTGGGTATGGCGTTAAGGTGCAGGGCTGCGAAATAATAATTGAATCGAGTGATTATTTAGCGTATTCAGTGGGGGACAGGGTGGCAGTGCTGAAGACTGCCTCTCTGGGCACTGGCGGGGTGGGAACACCCTCATATACATGGCTTGGACAGCCCACGTTCAAGGATGAACACGAAGGGGCAGTGGCCTCAAAATATATTATAATCCCGGCTACTTTTTATAAGCGCATAAATTAGGGGATGAGGTAGAGATTGAAACAACAGACTTTTTACTTTATAATGCAGGCTACAGAGTATCCACACTGAAAAGGAGACGAACATGGATTATAATATAAACCGCATGATGGATCAGATAATGAGGATGGCGCAGGAACGCCACGACTTTCAAATGGATAGGACTAAACATTCGGAACAATACGCCGATCTTGCATCAGGGCGCAAGAGGAATGAAGAGGCAAATAAGGCGTATCTTGACCGCCTTAAGCAGCGGGAGCAAGGCGAAGCCGATCTTGAGAGGCAGCGTGTTACGGATATTGGGGCTATGGCGAGGCAGGGGCTTATTAGCAACACTGCCGAGAATGTTGCGAGGACACAAACCGAGAGTGCTACGAATGTTGCGAAAATCAATGCCGCCTCCTCTCAAAATGTAGCCAGAATCGGGGCCACTGCCTCTGATTATGGGGCTGAACAATCGCGTGGGTCGGCACTTGATGTTGCAAAAACAAATTTACTTGGAACGCAACATACGGCGAACATGGGCTATCAAGGGGAAGCATTAAAAGCCGATCCCAAGAAGCAACAATATGAAGCCTTTGGAAAGTTTTTAGAGTCTTTTAACGGCAGTACGATGACACCAAAAGAACGCCAAATAGAAACTGACAAGATGAGGGGATATTTGGGGATTGGCCCCGCTATTCCAGGTGACACTATAAGCAGAGACAATGGGGTAACTCCTCCCGAAACGGTAATGCCGCGTCAAGCAACACCGCCGCCGCCAGCACCAGCACCAGCACCAGCGGCTATTCTTCCACCAGTTAGCAATGGGAAAACGCCTCCGGTAGTAGGTGCTCCAACGGCTCCCCCACAGCAGATTATGGCTCCCGTGCCAAAGAAGAAAAAGACCGAAATGAATCCGGGCGCACAGAAAGCTTCTGAGATGTTGGGCGATTTTTATAGTCGTTTCAAGATGCCCCCGGCTGGCAATTTGTATATCCCTGCTAAAAAACAACAATATTATTGATTTAAGGAGCAAACATGCCTTTGAATCTCCGTGATTACTACGAGAAGAACAAGGATTATTACGGTGCAGATACCCCGCTTGAAGAAGTTGGGAAGGAAATCTATTACCGTGGTGGATTCGACCAGAAATTCCCTGACTTTAATCAGTTTACCAAAGCTGCGAAGATAGACGGAGATATCCGGCTGGACAACGAGGCACGGAGGCCGAAGAAGTTTGAAGACAGGTTACGCGCTGGGGCAGCGTCGGCTGCGCCTGGGTATTTAACTCCGACAGCCCAAAATAATCTTGAAAACCGTAACGAATTTACACGAGGTGTTTTGCGTGGGACTGATACGCTTCAAGCAACAGGTTACGGATTTGCTGGGTTGGTCGGTTCTGCTATTGGAAGTGAAGGATTAAAAAAGGCTGGCTTTGAGGGATACAAGCGCAACATTGAAGAAGCTGGGGAAAACCCTGCATCTGTAAAGTTTGATGACCTGTCTATTTCGGAACCGCTGAAGGCTGCTCGGTGGGCAGTGGGGGCTTTTGGAGAGCTTGTCCCGTCTATGGCGGAGGGCGCGGTAACGGCAATGGCAGGGGCGGCCATTGGTTCAGCGGCTGCTCCGGGAGCGGGGACTGCGGCGGGGGCGGTGGGCGGTTTCTTTGGGAAGGCTACGGCAAAAAAATTGATAGCTGAAGCAGCCGAAGCCTATATCAAAAAAGGAATGACAAAAGAGGCCGCCGAAACTCTGGCGAAACAAAGTGTAGCCAAAGTCGCTCAACATGAACTCGTAAAATCAGGGCTTAGAAACTTTGGGGCAAAGGCCGGGATTATTGCCGGGGTTACTCCATTAGAAGCCGGTGGAAATTGGGCTGAAGTTATGGAAGAAACGGGAGTTGATAATCCTGTATCAGCTATGGCAACAGGTCTTACGGCAGCTTTTTTAGAGCTTGCCGGTGGTAACTCGCGTCTGATAGGAAAGTTTCTCGGTACACCTGCTGAAACAGCATTTAAGAAAGCATTATCTGCCGGTGATACGTCTATAATCGCCAGGATAGCCAAGGAAGCTCTTATCTCCGGTGGTGGTGAATACGCGCAGGAAGCAGGACAAGAGTTCATGTCGCTTGTCAACACCGCCATAAATGATCCTACTTTCAAGATGTTGTCCGTAGAGAACATCAAGAGGCTGAACGAGGCCGGATGGACAGGGGCAGTCGGCGGTGGAGTCGGTGGAGTATTCAGCGCAGCGACGCAAGGCAAGGGGAACAAAAAAGACCAAGACCCCGACGCTGCCGCATCTGATGTATTGAAGCGTATAATCAGAGCCGCCGCATTCAACGAGGCCATTGATACCGGGCTAAAAACAGGGAAGGTTGGTGATAACCCCTTCACGGCAGATGACGCTATTGATTTGATAAAACGGGGCAAGGGTGAAGGGATTTACACAGCCGACGATCTTGACTTGATGAAAGAACGATATCCGCAGTTGAAAGACAAGATAAACAGTATCATTGCCACCGATGTTACGAAGAAGGTTGACGAAACCATAAAGAACCCGCCTGATGAAGATGCTACTGCAAATCAGCCTGGCCCCACCCCCCCCGTCAACCCGCCCGGAGGAGCCCCTGGTGGAGAAGAAAATATGCTCGTCACACAGCCCGAAATATCTCCTGACGACGCTTACAACGGCTTCGTGGCTGACCTTGCCGGGAACGTCTTAACCAGTGATGAAGCGATATCTGAAAGAACCCGGCTTGTCGCGGAGTATCCGGATTTAGCTCAAAGTTTCAATAATGCGTATGATGAATGGCAAGGGAAAAGCACGCCTTCGGTTGAAACAGCAGAGGAGGACTCCAAGAAAGAAGAGGGCACAATCACGCCTTCACCTGAAGAGGCGGAGGAAGAAAACGCCAATACACTTGTTGACCTTCTTGGTATTATGCTTGAAGGGGATGAAAAGGTTGCGTTTGAAAAGAAATTGGAGGATGACTACCAGAAAACGCTTGAACCAATACGAAAGCAAATAAGTGATATTGATAATGAAATAGCACAAAAAGAAAGAGATATCGTTTCTCATGAAGACGAAATAAGAGATTGGAGTTCGAGAGTCTATAAAGATAATGACGCTATAATAAAAGTAGGTGATGATGGCGGTTTTAATGATCTTGGGACAAAGAAATCTATCACAGAAATCAACGAAGGAAGACGTAAAAGAGTAATCACGAATATCAACGAAGCGATAAAATTAAATAAAGAAAGAATTGCTGAATTGAATAGCAGTAAAGAGTCTATTCTACAGAAAAATCCTGATTTGCGGGAAAATAAGCCTGTCATTCAACCTGAGACACCAGCAAAACGAATTTATCACTTCACCAAAAAAGAGAATGTCCAGAAAATTCTTGATGAAGGGTTTGATACGAAACTTCCTCCACTTCACGGCACAGGCGCAAACCAAAAGCGAGAATCCTATACAGGAGAAAACAAGACCGGGAAGGATGTTCTTTATTTTACCACAGATAAAAAACGCTGGAGCAAGGCCAGTGTGTATGTTGGAGAAGGTAAGGGAAGCGAGGATTACTCATACTACGATTATAAGGAACAAAAATGGAATACAGAAAAAGGCGCAATGTCTTCTATTGATCTGTCTCCGGTTGAGGCAGATATAAAGGCGGGAGCAAAAACATTAACGATAGACAGCTTGGAGGCTTATGCTGACTTCCAAGAAAAGAACATGGGTAGAGCCTATTATCGTGACCGGTTAAGCGATGTAGTAAATAAAGCAAAGGAGATGGGATACGATATTGTCAATATCAAGCACGTTGCCGGTGAGTGGAACGACCCTGATGGGCAAAGAACTAAAAGCGGTGAACTCGATTGGTACGAAGAAGCAACTGGCGCAAGCGGCGAAGATGACTATTTCGTGCTGAATAAGGACATCTTGAATCTTAAATCGCAGCCGGAGAGTGCCCAGACAAAAGAGCCTGCGGCATCCTCGCAAGAAACCGAAACCCCTGCATTACAGACAGAGCAAGAGAAGGGGAAAAAGGATGAGGCCGACTCCTTGGGTGAGACGCAAACAACGGCGGAAGAGCCAGTAGCCGATATAATGAAGGAGATTGCGGAGATAACCGACGATGAGCTTGATGTTCTTCTTGACGAGGTTATAGATACCGGGAAAAAAGTAACGCCCGCTTCACCTTCCAGTAGCTCTGGCCGGGGCGTATTGACGCAGGGCCGGGGCGCGACAATCCCATCCCCGAAAAAGATGAAAGACATCGACACTATCCTGGCCGAAGTTGCCAAAGAGGGCGTTATGGGGGTTGGCGACGCATTCAAGGGGCTTTATGAGTTGTTCGGCGGTTCGTCGCTGAAATCGTTTCCCGGCGGGTTCGAT